TTTCGGTCTATGAAACCAGAAAACTAGATCAATATGTACTGGCTCTTCGATCAACTCCCCAACAACTTTATTTGCCTCTACCCTAACGGCATCTCTCCATGACTTTACCCTTTTACATGATTCAATCATTATCCCTCGGCCAATGTGCCTTTTACTACCCTGTGGTGCAGCTTCAATCCCCTCAACAGTAATTACATATTTCATAAAAAATGAGTTTCATACCAGAAAATACTCCTTTCGTATCTTTGCCTACAGCCCTTAAAGGAAGGATCAGCCCACACCAGTTAGCGGTGTTATGGGTGCTGCAAAGCTACTATCCGAATATCTGGCCTAGTTATAGCACCATTTCCAAAGACGCGGGTATGTGTCGAACAAAGGTTATTCACACTGTTGAACAATTAGTTTCTCTAGGCTGGCTTCAAAAAATTAACAGAGTTGATGAAAATGGTAAAAAGACTAATGCTTATAAAGTCACAGTTTGGCATGAATGTAGAGTTCCAGCACCTTCACAAACCAGTATTGAACCGAGGTCTATCTCAGCAACCAGTACACCAGATGAACTAGGGCGGTGTATTTCAACAACTAGGGGTGGTTCACCAGATGAACTTAAACTAGAACAAGTTAAACTAAAACAAAAAACTAAAAAGAAAGGATATTCAGAAAAATTTGAATCTTTTTGGAAAAAGTACCAATCTCAAAATAATAAATGTGTGTCTCAATCTAAGAAACCAGCCTATAGAGAATGGGAACAGTTAGACAAAAAAACACAGGAAAAATTAGAAGATGCACTAGAGGCAGATCAAAGACTAAGAGTAAAACTTATTAGAGACGGAAAATTTGTACCAATGTGGCCAGATTGTTTCAGATGGATTAAGAATGGACAATACGAACAGTTTTTAGAGTTGCGCGAACAGAAATCTAAGTCAAGATTAAATCCTATGCTTGCAAAGAAAGCAAGTGACCAACCCTTTTAAAACCCATGCAAAACTATAAACGATCTGCAATAGATCGAGATATTACTTTCAGGCCACCAGTACACAACTGCTACGCTTGTAATGATACTGGAATAGTTAATAATTCAGATGGATTAATTAACAATTACTTACCAGATTACGACATAACAGAATCTGGAAAGAAAGTAGCAGGCAGTGATCTTGCCATTATTTGTTATTGCGAAG